ACCATGCTGACGAGACTACGAAATAATCTCTCCCTACTGTGGCACGTCCTTCTCGGACGCCCCACTATGTACCGTACAACGATAGAGGGGGAGGTAATCCTACCCAAGGGGGGAGAACTCTTGGTGGTAGAATGTACAGTCACCTCCCCTTATCCGGTAGTGCCGGTCGAGCTCAGCCCAGAGCCAAAGTGTGGGTACTTCAAGATTGAACGGTCAATCTGCCTACGCCCCATCGTTGCCCTAGTCATTTCCAGCATCGGGAACGGCAACATCTGGGCCTGCGCCAAGCACTACGAAGAGATGACTTCCCACCCCCTTAACTGGGACAGGCCCGATAGTACCTCCAAGGGGATTACGGTGGAGCCCATTATCACCGTCGAGATAGTGGAGGAGCCTGATTGGCGTACGTCCGACCCCTCTCAGTTCATCACAGTAGAGAGGGTAGAGCCATGAACTACTCCCCCCTACGCACGGTGACCATCGAGAACTTCCAGGCTATCGCCTCCACCAGCTTCGACCTCGGTAACCTCACGGTGCTGGTGGGAGAGGGGGATGTGGGTAAGAGCTCTATCATTAGGGCCATCCGCGCCGCCTTCCTGAACGACGGAGACGACCTAGACATCCGGCATGGAGAGAAGAGAGCCACGGTAGCCCTCACCTTTGACGACGGGACGGTCATCACCTGGTGGAAGGATAGGGGCAAGGGTGGGTGCTACCGCATGAACGACCAAGAGTTCCTCAAGACCGGGGGCCAAGTACCCGATGAGGTTGAGGAGTTCCTCGGCATCGGGGTCATCGACATAGACGCCACCACCCGACTGACCCCCCAGCTCAGCGACCAGCACGACCTACCCTTCATTCTGTGGGAGGTAGGAAGCAAGCGGGCCCGTATCATTGGCCAGGCCACTAACCTAGATGTGGTGGTGAGAGCCCAGATGCTGTGTAAGAAGGAACTAGATGGTTGTAGGCGCGAGGTCACGACGAAAGAGGAGACGTTGGCGGAACTGAGCAACACTCTCTCCAGTATCCCTGACTTCGAGGGTCTGGATAACCGGGCCGCGGATTCGGAGGAGACCTTGCGCCTTGTCGTAGACATCAACCGTCGACTGAATAAGGCCCGGGAGCTAGCAGACATGCTAGATGAGGTGCACTCCCGGGCCACAGGACTTAACCTAGCTCCTCTCCAGGAGAATCTGGATGGAGCGGCGTCCTCCCTAGCTCTGGCTGAGAAGGGAGACGAACTAACTATGAAGGTTACTATGGTGACCGCGACCCTGAGAGAGTTGGAGACGGCTAAGGGTGACCACAATGAGGCCCTGGTATCCTTCGAGCTACAGCTCGAAGAGGCGTGCACCAACGAGGGGGTCTGCATCGTCTGTGGTGGACTGTTAGACCATGAGGAGTGTGCATCATGCGACGTAGAATACTTTGGTGCCTAGGCTGGCTGGTGGGGTTCCTTGTCCTGCTAGCGGGCGCCGCCGCCCAATCCACATGGAGCCTACTGGGAGGTATACTAATCCTCCTCATGACAGCCGCTGTTCTACACGGAGCATGGGAGGATTAGATGAGTAACACCAACATCCTCTTCGCTGGTGACCTCCATGTTGCCGACAAGGCACCGGCCGGCCGGGTCGATGACTACATGGACACCATCCTCAACAAGCTGGTTACCATCCGTGACCTCTGTGCTGAGAGGGAAGTGACGGACGCCTACTTCCTGGGAGACATCTTCCATATTAAGCATCCGAACAGGGTCAGCCACCGCCTAGTGCAGGAGCTACTCTACATCTTCAAGTTGTTCCCCTGCCCTGTATCAGTGGTTCCAGGTAACCACGACCTAGGCCCGACTGGAATAGGAAGTCTCCCCAACCAGCCCCTCGGTGTTCTAGAGAGAGCCGGTGCCATCAGCATCCTCCTCAACCCTCCTCAAGACACACGACCCTTCTGGATTATCCCACGCCCCTACAACGCTGCCTCGGAGGGGGTGTACGATGGTGAGGTGCAGCCAGAATACTATAGTCTGAGGGAGAGCGAACGAAAGGCCATCAAGCTAGCCCCTGCCCCAGTCATCGGCCTGGCTCATGGCTCTATCGTAGGCCCGGGGGACACCCGGCCGTACCCCCACATCCCCGTGGACACGATTCCCGGAATCGAAGAGTACGACCTTCTTGTCTCAGGTCACCTTCACGAGAACCTGGGGGTCGTGCCGGTAGGGGAGAAGACCATGTTCGCCAACCCCGGCAGCGTTGCCCGCACGAGCCGGAACCTCCCCAGTTACATCCGCACTGTGGGCGTCCTGGTGGTCAACATCACCGGGGTAGGCAAGATGAGCATCGAGGAGGTACCACTTCCTGGGGTGAAGCCGGCCCTTGAGGTGTTCGGCTCCCGACTGGAAGAGAGCCCGGCGCTCGAGTACAACTCCAAGATTGCCCACTTTGTGGACGCCCTAGGAGAGGACATCCGCGCGGAGAAGCTGTCGTGGGAGGAGCGACTGGCCAACCTGGACAGCGACATCCCCGCCCCCGTTCTATCAGAAGTACAGAGACTACTTGAGGAGGCCACGACATGAGCACCCTAATTGACCGCCTACGCGAAGACATCCAATCTACCCGAGCCGACATCAACCGTATTGATGGGCAGCAGGAGACCGCTCAGATTGAGTTGGAACACCTCCAGGAGGAGGCGGAGAAGCTGGGTTTCTCCCCCGACGCTGCGAAGATACGGCAGGAAGTGACCACCCTTGAGACGGATGTAACAGCGGCTCTCAAGTCAGTACAGGAGGAGGTAGCATCCCTTGGACTTGACGCAAACGCTGGCCAGTGACCTACGAGCCCTCCGCGGCACCTTCTCTGAGTGGCGGGGCCAGGAAGCCCACATTCAGCGGGAGATAACGGGCGTGAATGACGGGATGGAGCAAGCCCGCGGGCGAGTCACGGTGCTCGAGCCTGCCCAGGAAGTTCTTGAGCATCTGGAGCAGACCTGGGCGGGCCAGTACGAAGAGAAGTTGGGGGCCATCGGGAGTATGGGTCTCAACGCCGTCTTTCCAAACAACCACTACGAAGTCCTGCTCGAACACACGACCAAGAGGGGGACGGCCCACCTGGACATCGTGCTCGTCAAAGACGACAAGCGCGTGCGCATCAAGGGCGGGTCGGGAGGCTCCATCGTCCAGTTGCTGGCCTACCTACTGCGCCACCTGACCACCGTCTCCCCTCACCCTCCTCTACGACTGCTCGAGGTGCTTGACGAGCCCTTCAGCATGGTGGCCCAAGCCCAGCGGCCGGCACTCTGCACCCTCATGAAGGACATCACGGAGCGCCTTGGGTTCCAGCTCCTGTTCTCGAGCCACGAGGATGAGCTACTGGACGCCGCGGACACTGCCCTGCTCATCCACCCGGGTGGGGAGGTAGAGAATCTTAAGGTATCGAGAGGAGACAGAGCTTAGTGGGTAGTCGCAGTAGCATCGTAGCTCAGTCAAAAGAGGCTGAACGTGAGGTAGCCCGTGAGCTCGGAGGTCGCCGACTTCATGCTGGAGAGTGGGAGGGTCATCCTGGGGACGTAGACGTGGTTGGAGAAGGGTGGAAAGCGCAAGTGAAACAGCGAAAGGGGGTTCCCGCCTACATTTTAGAAGGAATGAAACAAATTACTGAAGGAACAGTCGGAACTACAGATGCCCCTCTGTTAGTTCTAGTCACGAAACCTGGTAGGGGGAATCCAACACAAACTTTTGTGATGATGGAGATTGAGTCATTTACTCGATACTGCTTTCCGTTTCATGGGGGCAATAATGATGGGCTCCCAGACTAAAGTTACAGTTGTGACAGAGCACTCTGAACCCTTCAGGCCATCTCCCTTTTCTCAATCTGGTGTACAGTTGTTGACCCACGTCCAGCGGCCCTCGTTTCCCCTCCCCGCCAATATGATCAATGACCAAAAACTCTATTCTACTTTCTTGACAACAAGCGCAGATACCTCCGTAGGCCTGAAGAGTCTCCTGCCTAAGGGATTGCTTGCTTTTATGAGACCGGAGACGCTGATGTTCCAAACAAAAGAGGCAAGTCTTGTGAGGGAGGGCTGGTGGTCTAATCCCACACGCACCACACATTCCCTCTTTCTGTCTTTCATACCACCCCTTCATACGTGTCTTCGTTCTGTAGTTACTACATGGAAGACAATACCATTTTCTTCCTGGTACGACAGGTTCTTTTCCACACGACACACAGAGCCCTTGTTTCTGGAGCCTCTGTATTCTTTTATCCCTCGCTTGATCTTTACTCATACATCTACATTACCATAGAAAGGATTGTCCTGTCAAGTGGCCCTCGCTCCTGTTCTCTCCTGTGACCGTTGCCCTGCCCTAGTGAAGTGCCGGCGCCGCATTGTCAACGGTGCCGGCATCGACGACGCTACCATTGCCTTCGTAGGGGAGGGCCCCGGGGAGAACGAAGACAAGCAGGGGCGCCCCTTCATCGGTAAGGCTGGTAGGGTGCTACACATCCTCCAGTGGGCCGCTGGTATCGACCAGTTCAAGGTCTACCACACCAACGCCACCCGCTGCTTCGGCCGGCGGACGCCGACAGGTAAGGAAATCGACAACTGTCATGACTACCTGATAGCAGAGCTCAAGGCTCTGAACCCTACCGTCATAGTGTCCCTAGGAGGCCCGGCCCTACGCTCCCTCTACCGGGCGGGAGTGTCTATCGGCTCCGTCATGGGGTTCACCCTATACAATGACGAGCTCCCTGGCATCCCTATCGTTCCCACCTACCACCCATCGTACATCATGAGGGGCCACTGGGATGAGTCAACACTTGTCCTCTCCCACCTTCGCAAGGCCAAGCACATCGCCGATGCCGGGGGTGTCAGCGAAGAGTTCGGTTCGTACATCGGAATCGAGACCCTAGAGCAGCTCCGTCGCCTTCGGGACTACCTTCTAGGGTCGGACATCAAACTCCTCTCGGTCGATACGGAGACCACCGGACTGAGTTGGATGGACTCTGAACTACTCTGTGTCAGCCTCACCCCGGAAGAAGGCATTGGCTACAGTGTTCCCCTCATGCACCGGGGGGAGCGCCAGGTACAGGTACCCTCAAAGGCGAAGAAACCCCCGAAGAATCCCAAGATGAAGATCGAGTATTTCCCCACCCCCTACTGGGACTTGGACACGGAGATGCCAGAGGTGCTCTCCATTCTCGAGGAAATCCTTAGCTCGGACATCCCTAAGGCCGGCCAGAACTTTGGGTTTGACATCAACATGCTCGAGCGTGACCCCTCCTGGGAGGTGGTGAATGCGGCCACCGCGTTCGGGTTCCACATCAACAACTTCCAGCACGATAGCCGGTCTCTCGCCTCCCTAGTCTCCGAGGCGCTCCCTGCTAACCTGACCCTGCTAACCGCCCTTTACACTGACATCCCCTACTACGAAGCAGAGATCGTCGCCTACAAGTCGCGGATGTGGGAGCTCGACGACCAAAAGCTGTGGGTGTACGGCGCCGCTGACGTAGACGTGGTACAGACCCTCGTTCCCACCCTTCTACACCGAGTGGAGCAGGAGGGGACGGACTGGGTGTACAACAACATCAGCATCCCTCTCGTGCGCTGCGCTACCATGCTCGAACGGCGGGGTGTACAGGTGGACATGCCCTACTTCGACAAGCTGTGCCAGCATTACAAGCACAAGCTGGAGGAAGCCTACGTCCGTCTAGACGAAACCATGGGGCGTCACATCGACCACCCCAGCTACTGGGAGACCGCCCAGAACCTCCTCTTCAAGGAACTGGGGTTGCCCCTGACGGCTTCCACTGTCCCTAAGGCAGGTAAAGAGTGTCGGAAGTGCAAGCGGGATGAGCCCTGCTCCCCCGACCACGCGGGCACCGGTGCCGACGCCCTGGAGGCGCTGGCCCTGGTAGCTCCTCACCCTGTTCTCCCCATACTCATTGACATCCGACACCTGGAGAAGTTCTATGGCACCTACCTAGAGGGGGGGAAGAGCGGGGGGTACCGGGCGCACATCAAGAGCGATGGTCGCATCCACCCCCGATGGTCGGCCGGCCGGGCATCCACCGGTCGCTTTGGTTGTGAAGAGCCCAACGTCATGAACCCCCCTAAGGAAGTGGAAGTCGACTGTGACCGATGCGACCTCCACTCTAAGGATGCCATCCGGGAGATGTTCATCGCGCGGGAGGGGTATGGGGTACTCAATGCTGACTGGGCCGGAAGTCTGGGTCATGGCCTACGAGACTAAGGATGAGACCCTCCTGGGCCTACTGCGAGCCGGCGTCGACATCCACTCCTACGTCTCTCGGGAGCTCTGTAAGCTAGGAATCTCCCCCAAGTTCCCGAAAGATGCAGAGGACGAGCACCTCTCCCTGGACGAGTGGAAGATAGTCCACCAGGACATCCGAGACCGAGGGAAGGTCTTCGTCTTCGGCATGAACTACGGCCTGACGGATGAGGGAGCGGGTCAGCGCCTGGGCTGTACCGCGGAAGAGGCCTCTCCCCTCCTCTCTCACTACGTGCAGTATATTTTTCCGGGTATGGAACAGTTCTTCCTCCGCATCCGACAGGAGATATACGACAACAGCGCCGTCGCTGACATCTTCGGCCGGCGCCGGCACTTCGATGAGGTGCCGCTGCTTGCTGCTCTCCGATACCGAGGAGACCTCGAGGGGGCGGTACGGCAGGGCTTCAACCTTCCCATCCAGGGGGGAGCCCATGACCTCCACTCCCTTGCCCATATCCAGCAGGAGCGGCTTCCGTCTCTCGCCATCGCTCCTCCCAACCTAGAGATGCACGACAGTCTCATGCTCGAGGGGCCCCTATCCCATCTCGAGGATATTGCTCACCTTGTTCAAGACGAATGGCAGAAGGTCGCCCGCAACACGGTACTGGCCAATGGGAAGACGCTGGATTGGGACATCCCTGTGGAGGTGAAGTGGGGGCCTTCGTTCGGCACCCTCGACCACGGGTTGACAGGGGCCGGAAAGGTTGATACTATTTAAGGGTGCTCATGAGCCACCATCGACCCCCCCTCTGTCTCGATTGCGGCCGGCCTCACTGGAAGGGCTCGTGCCGGCAGGAAACCCCCCTGAAGGAACGCATACTAATGAAGCTGGCGGCCCTGATGAATGCGGACAGCTTTGGAAGGAACGGTCACCAATGAGCCGGGGTAAAGCCCTTGTCCGACGAGGCCCTGACGGTCTCATGCCTATCCAGAGGCTGTACCTCAAGCGGTATGCCGAGACTCTCGATGAGAAGCAGGCCCAGGCCGACCTCGGACTGACCAACCACCGGGTAGCTTACTGGCTACGGAAGGACGAGAAGTACCTAGAAGCCTACACCGAGGCCGTATCTACCATTCACGAGTCAGTGAAAGCCCAGCTTGAGGATGTCTCCGCTGACCTGCCTGAGGCCATCCGGGAGCTGATGACCGCCCTGAAGCCCAAGGATGTCACGTGTCCCAAGTGCCACCACGAGTTCTACGTCCACGTCGCTAACCAGGTCGTCCAGGCTCGCATCGTCGAGATGCTGATGAAGGCCACGGGTCACCTCACCTCGAAAATCAAGGTGGAGGGTGAGGTGTTGCACACCTCCCTGACCATTACCCAGAGGATGGCCCAGTCAGCATTGAGTACCCCATACCCCTCCCGCGCGATGAACATCTCCCGGATGGCATCCTTAGAGTGGAGGTCGCATCGGTCACAGTCGACTTCCACTTCCTTAGGGGGGTTCATGACGTTGGGCTCTTCACAACCAAA